GGCAAATGAATAACTGTATTCTTTTCTAGTTGGACTAGGAGGAGTCCATTTAACAATGGTTGCAAAATCTACAGTCTCATCAAATAGTGGTTTAGTGACTATAGTTTTAAGATCCTTAAGTAGAAAATCAGCAGTTTGATTTGTAAACAACTGAGATGCTTTGCCCGTTATTAGTATAGTTTTATCGGACACAGAGACATTAAATCCAGGCACACCGCCCGAACTAGAAAAATCAGTTATAGTCCATGTCTCGATTTCAGGAGCTAACACAGCAATACTTGCATTATATGTTGCAGAATCTCCATCGAGTACCGTCTGTAAATACGTATCTCCACGAGACTCTGCTCCAAGTCTAGTTGCCCAACCGGATTCTGACTGTATAGCAAGTTCAAGTGACATATTATCCGCCTAAATTAGCAAAGCCTTTTGAGTGTGTTCTATCATTTAAGAAGGTTAATGTTTGTTGTCTACCATTTCCATAGTTATTAAATGATACGTGTACCCAATTAATACGTTGTTTGCCTCTATTTCCGTTCTTTCCTGGATCACGGTACTCTAATAAGATCTGGTCGTATGGTAATATGCTAACCAACTTCTGAACTGTGTCATAATTAGCCTTGTAAGCAAAGTTATTGCCTCCCATCACGAAATCAATGGCACAACCATATAAGTGTTGTGAGGTTGCAGATCCGCCGGATGGAATATTATTCCTATAACATGAAGTCATAGTCCAAACTTTGCCGTGTTCACCAATATTTTCATTAATTGGACCTAAGATATTCACAGCCAAGGCTTTTAAGTTGCCAACAATATCGGCCTCACTTAAATCACGGCCTACTTTATCTGAACGACCCATATAATAACGACCGGCTTTAATTGAACGTCCCTTAGTTAGCATACCTAAAGTCCATTTATATCCAGTGGCATCAGTATGTAACACTAAACTATCTGGATATGAAGGCATCGACTCAATTGATGTAGTATCAACGGCTTCCTTAGGTACATTATTAGGTTGAATTGCGGTATCGGGAATAGATTCGGTTGCAACAGGTGGATTTGTCGCCGTATTTTGAGTCTGAGCAGTAGCTCTTTCTTCATGATATGCTTCAGCGCCCTCATAAGCGTTCTCATCTGGAGTCTCGTACTCTAATTCGTCTTCCAATCTACGCGGAGGCGGTTTTAATTGAGTCATACTAGGCGCAACATCGGCCTTGGCAATAGGTGCATCAAGCATACTAGCATCAGCACTAGCGGCGCCTTCAGCAAGGTGGACAGTTGAGCCTTCGATATTGGCTCTTCCAGATGCATTAACTTCAAAATTAGCACCGGACGTTAATTTATTTGCAGAAGCTGCCACAATATTAACATCACTATTAGATTCCATTTTAATATTATTGGCTTTAACCTTAAATTCACCGCCTACATTTACTTCAAAGTTCTCTGCGACATTTAAATAGGCATTAGATCCCGCATCGATATGCGCATCGTCTTTACAGAAGATTCTTGTTTTGCCTGCCACTGTAATATTACATTCACCGGAAATTAAAACGTATCCATTACGCTCGGTAATCATATAATTATCGCCCACAATGCGATTAACCTGTGTTCCGTTTGAATCTATTTCAGTATATGTACCTTTACGGTGATAAACATGGATACGTTCATTGCCCGGAGTGTCATCAAACTCAGTAATGTGTCCAGACTCGGTCTCTGTTACTTTATTATATGGGTATTTTGCATTATATGGAATGTCAGGTTGGTCCCATGAGAATCCATTTGCGGTGGCAACACCTTCTAATCGCTTCTCATCTTTAAATTCGACGATTGTTCCGTCAATACGACCTCTTGCAAGTCTATTAGTATCAGGTTCACCAATATATTGGCGCAGTGGATACTTCATATTAGGGTCACAAAAGCCCAATATTAAATTCTGTTGACGATCTGCAGGTAAACCATTAGAAGCTATCGGAATACCCTGTACTTCATCGCCGCTATTAGTCGATTTATCCGTCTGCTGTGGTGGAATTGCTTCACCCAAGAAGTATTGATAGTATGATTGCTTCTTACCCCAACCAGATCTAGCTCCACCCACCGCTTTAAGTGCAGATTGGAAGTAACCAGGATCAGATCCATCTCCAGGGACCTTGTCTCTAAAGAATGCAACCGCCACTGCGGCCGACGCATCGATATCATTTACCAATAAATCCGGATTATTTAAAATATCCACGCCTGATTCTCTGGCGTATCGGGTATAATTATATCTACCGGTCAATTGAACTAGTCCACGGCCGTAATATTTACCGCCATCTCCCTGTTGTGTATTGCCTAATTGCGAACCATTGTTTGTTGGTGCGTATAAAAAATCAAAGAAAGACTCTCTAGTACCTTTCCAACGTGCATATCGCGTTACTGCTTCTGGATTATTTTTAAATGTCTGTGGGAATACTGATACTAAAGCCTCTGCGGAATAATTATATCCTTCAAGCTGAGGTATCCATCCAGATTCACCTCCACAAATACCAAGGATTGCGGCTCTACCATATTTACCAGTAATTCCAGCAGCATCCATTGCGCTTTCTAACGCTTTAATACCAGGTGCCGCGGCAGCGGTTGGTGGTTTTGCAGCACCAGGTTCAGGAAGTTCAGGTTGTGGCACATTTGATGTGGCAGTTAAACCTTCTGTTGTTATATTACCCGAGTCATCGGTATAACCTTGTCCAGATGGCACAATATTACCTGAAGCATCCGTCTGCGGCTGCTGTTCAACCGAGTCTAAAAAGACTGTTTGACTTTCCTCTTGATTAATTGCAGATGATTGCTCTTGTGGGATTCCGCCAATTGAACCTAAAATAACTGGTTGCTGAAAATCTTCATCCCGGAACATAACAATAACCCATGTTCCCTCGACAAATCCAACTGGAGAGATACCGATACCACTAATTGCAGCTGAATTAATTGGCTGCATTGGATATGCCCATGGTAATTGCTTCGTTGGCAATTCAACTTTGTCGTGTGTATGAATACCTACTACACGAACCTGACATCTACCAAGTTTTAATGGGTCTTGTCTGTTCTCTACGCACGCAGTATAAATTTGAGACATCTTAAACCTTTTCTAAATCAAATAATACAGAGTTTTTAACCAATTCCATTTTGCATGTATGTTGGGATCTGTTAATATAATGCGTAATTGCTGTAATTAAATATCTACCAGATAACATTTTATCCTTAGGATCAAAGTCTTCTTTAGTAATTTGTGATATTCTAGGTAATTCTAAGTCAACAACTTGACCAATAGTGTAATCCGATCTACCTAAAACCTCTAATTCTACTTTATGCTGCTCTAAATTCTTAAAGAATGATATACGACGCTGAATCATTGCAGAATCGGTAGAGTCTGGATAGTCATTATATGAATAATAATGCTTAGGCCTATTAATCATTAACGATCTTGGGTTTGCCAATGAGTATTTAGAGTATACTAGGTTCTTATTTAATAAATTAAATGGAGTCTGTTCCGCTTTAATGTTATAATCATTAACTACATACTTCTTTGTGACAATATCATATGATATAAGTTCAGATTTTATCTGTCCTTCTTGGATATCGTCAATATAATTGGTCACCAATGGCACATCGACATCGATAATTCGTCTATAATCTTCGGCCGGATCTTTAACTGAAGACATACTATTGCCACCACTCTCCTGTCGAGAATAATTATCTTTAATAAATGACTGATAACTGGCTTGTTCTAATAGTTTATTCACAGAAACAAAGTTAAATCCACTTCTGTTTTCGAAAAACATATATGACGGGGATCCAGATACCGAAATAGCTCTTTCCGCCAATTCATTTAAGCTCTTAACTGGACTCCAATAATTAGAAACGATTTTTGTTCTATTTAATGTAGGCTCTACATTAATAGGTTTTTTAGTTCTTAATCCATCCACGGCAATAATATTTAATGCACTATCTGAAATTTTATCCTCAAATACAGCAGTCATCTTAGTATTAACATCATTTAGGAACTCTTCAGATGCCGCTTTGATCGTATACATTATTTCACGATCTTTTGTTTGAATTCTATCAGCTATTTTGTAGATATAAAATCTACCTGCGATCTTGTGTTTATCAATTCCGGGAGTATATATTTTAATGTCTATGTATTCTTCACCAATAAATGGCAATAGATTTAAGAAGTCCTGTGATTCACGAAGAACTATAGACATAGTAATAAACGGGGATAACATATCCTCATAGATTTCTATGGTCTGAACTTGGTTTATTATATTAACAGTTTGTCCATTTAATGACGTTAACATTAATCTATCGATTTGAACGTCGCCGGCAAACTTTAATTCGCGGTTAATCATAGGAGATCTTCAAACTCTGTAATTAATTGACCTGCTAATTCAGGTGAAATAAGTTTAATTCTACGCTTGCTCTCATTAATACGCATTTCAACTTCTTCATTAGTAATACCTATGATATTTTCAGTATATCTGATTCCGCCAACATAGTATTCAACTGCATATAATGAGTATTCGTATCGATCGACACCTTCATTAAATCTTAATCCATAAAATTGTAATTCTTCGTCCACAACAAATGGAGCAGATACTAATTGGACAATCATTTTAGCTTCAGGCTGATTTAATGACACAATAATACCACTAGCTCCGCTAATTAAACCTGTAATTGTATCACCAACTTTTGCAAGATTAAACAATGAATTCATTGCAGTACTAGCACGAAGCGTTAATTCTTGTTTAGGCACCACGATTTCGTCATCTAACTCATAATGATGGACAGCATATCTCTGATTGCCATAAGTCTCGTCAATATATGTATTTAATTCCACTTCGGTCATTGGATAATCATTGGCATAATTATACTTTTCATTAAGTAGCATAATAATCCAATGATATTCCGGATTGCCGTAGATTTTCTCGGCAATCATCTCAATAGTTTCACCTTCTTCGATGTCATATTCATCATATAGAGTAATATTCTCGAATATTTGTTTTCTGAAACGAACGTTGGCTGTAATGTCCTTTAAGACCTGGAGCTTAAAGTCAGTCCCATCATTTGTGGGAAAGCCATAATAGATATCTGGAAAGTTCTTAAAATACATATTAGGTATACTTCTCGATAGTTTCTTTGGTTAGGGTCTGCAACTCTCTAAATGTTAACTGAACATTAATATTAGTTGGCATGCCATCAGAAAATGTTGTGAAAACTCCGTTTGGTGCATAATTGACATTCATCTCGGTCAATACACAAGAAGGATGACGATGGATCTTTAAGTTCTCTGTATTGTTTTTGTAATAAACCACATCAAATTCTGATGGATATATGTATAAGAACTTATCTTCAGATTTAAATTCCGGGTGCATATGGTATTTAAATGCCTGAATAATATTCATGACGTTAGATGCCTCTGCAGAATTCCTAGGAGCAAAGCTATAATCCATGGTGAACGTTCTAAAATCGACGTTCTTAAATGATTGTTCTTTCTTTGGGTTCGCCGCAATACCAGCAGCAGTTGCATATTGATTCCCCATTGGAGATTTACTAATACCCAAGTTTGCCAGTACTTCACCAGCAATTCCAGTAGCTGCACCAATTCCAGAACGATTACCTGGTTCCTGAGCCCTAAATGCTTCTTCACCAAGTTTACCGATAGCACTTAATCCCATCATGTCCTCTTCGCCCCAACCAACCGAATATCTGATTTGTAAGTTATTAGGAACATATAGAGCGACCGCAGCCTTTAATCTTTTTTGTGGTCGTGCAAATGTAGGAGCTTTAGCTTCAGCTGCAGTAATTTCTTGATTATTGGTGGTGGCTGCTAAATAACCTGCCGTAGCTCCAGTTGCAAGTCCTCCAGCTATTCCAACACCACTTCCTAATCCAACCGCACTTCCGATTGCACTACCTGCAGCACCAACTGCAACGCCACCGCCCACAGCCGTGGCAACCGTACTAGCGGTATTTGATCCGATTTTTTCTCCAATTAATGTTCCACGCATATCGCGTTGGACATTCTCAACTGTAGCAAGAGCGCCAGCATCGTTACGCAGGACTTTGGAATCTACGGAGACATTAATATAAAACACAACTTTATTCCCACCATATTTACTTGAATCCAAGTCTTCCGGATAGGTTAAACCCTGAACTGAATATTCGGGGCTAAAAGTCGTGGCTTTATATGTGAAAGATGGTACGGCTGAAGTCATTCCGTAACCACTTCCCATGGTTAGTCCCAATCCTTCTGCGTTGTAGGGGTCGAAAGTGTATGCCATTGGAGTATATAAATAAGAGTAGTAAGACTATATCTATTTATATGTACCACAAGCGGATATACAAACCATTATACCCCGAGAAATACGCAGGGGATTATACCAACATCGTTATGCGATCTAGTTGGGAAACGCGCTTTGCGCTTTGGTGTGACAAGAATCCAGATATAGTTAAATGGTCATCAGAAGAAACTATTGTTCCGTATATCTCTCCAATAGATAACAAACCACATCGTTATTTTGTTGACTTTAGAATACAGACCAAGGGAGGTAAAACGTTCCTTGTTGAGATTAAACCTGAAGCCCAGACCCGGAAGCCGGAAAGTACTAAACGTACAAAAAGGTTTCTGGCCGAAGCTCAAACGTATTTGGTAAACCAAGCCAAATGGCAATATGCAAGAGATTA